CAAATAGTTCCAGAGGAAAAGAAACCAAAACTCATCACAATAAAATAAAATAAAAGTGAAAGTAGGGTTGACAAAGTCCTACTTTCATGTCATAATGTATATATTGAATTAGGAGATTATTATGGGATTAAAAGTATACGACCTACCATCTGGTGGATTAAAAGATGGTGCAATTGCAACACCATCAAATGATATAACTTTCACTTGGGAATATGACCAAGAAGAACTTGCAAAAACTAAACCAACCGAAAAAGATATCAAAAATGTTAAAGCAGTAAATTCAGAACTTTCTGAAGAAGAAGTTTTAATTGAGGCAAAACAAAAAAGATATAGAAAAAATAAAACTGTAAAATTTAGAAAAGAATACGAAGAATTTGAAAAAAATGGTAAGTTAGACGAACTACCTTTAACCAATATTTTCAATCCAAAATTTAAACAAGGATCACAAACAGCAACTGTAGATTCTGAAACTGGCAAAATGATCGTAAGTATGCGACCACAGGCTGCAGTTCATATGATGAAAGTTGAAATACCTATCAATGTTGTAGATGAAATTAATGCACACATTGATGAAAATCTACTCCCAGATAAAGTAGATTTTTCTGGAAATCTAGTAGGTCAAATTAGGCGTGATGCAAAATCTGCACAAGTTCATTTTCCTACAGATGATGATGCTGGAAAAGCAGTTTCTAGTATTCTAGAAATGCTTGCAAAAACTTATATGAAAAATGTTACAACAGAAGAATATAATGCAGAGATGGGTTATGCCTGGTCAGTTCATAGTTACGAGGGTGATTACAATCCTCTACACGATCATGGTAGTAAAACTCCTATAGGTTTATCATGTATTCTATATTTAAAAGTACCAGACCAGATTGCAGCTCTTCCAAATCCATCTGAAGACTTTGGGGGAATGAAGTTTGCAAATGGTACTATAGATGGATTTACATATTTCAGTTGGGGTAATCATGGTATGCGAGATACCAATATGTTAAGACCAGCTACAGAAGAATATGTTAAACCAGAAGTAGGAACTTTGATTATGTTTCCATCATGGTTACGACACTCTGTGAATCCATTTTTTGGAGAGGGTGAAAGAAGAACTTTCTCTGCTAATATTAATATCACTAAACCTAATGATGGAGTAAGTGATAAAGAGAAAATTGCAAACCAACTTAAAGAAAGAGGATATAATGTCGAAGTACAAATATGATGAAGATAAGGTTTTGATAGAGTTAAAGACTTATATTGATAGCACCTATGGTGAACACTACAGTAAGAATAAGTTTCAGGCAACTGAATTTATCATTGATGGTGGTCATGGTGAAGGGTTTTGTATCGGTAACATACTAAAGTATGCACAACGATATGGAAAAAAGAATGGTAAGGATAGAAAAGACTTGCTAAAAGTGATACATTATGGTATAATAGCATTATACACAAACAAACTGGAGAAACTAAATAATGAAACTAAGTAACCACACAACTTCTGTATTGAAGAACTTTTCAACTATTAATCAAAATCTAGTGATTAAAGAGGGAAACACAATCGCAACTATGTCTGCAATGAAGAATATCGTTGCAAAGGCTGAGGTAGAAGAAACCTTTCCACAAGAAGTCGCAATCTATGACTTGAATGAATTTTTAGGTGCATTGTCTTTATTCAGTAGTCCTATTCTTGATTTTAATGACAGTTATGTTATGATTAGTGAAGAAACTAAACCTACAACTAAGATGAAGTATTTCTATTCAGACCCATCAGTTGTAACAACTCCTACTAAGATGATTACTATGCCATCAGAAGAAGTTAAGTTTACTATGAGTAATGATGACTTAAATAAACTAAAACGTGCAGCTGGTGCAATAGGAGCTCCAGATATGGTTCTTGAAAGAAAAGACAATGTTTCCTCTCTTACTGTAAAAGACAAAAAGAATGATACTGCAAATAATTATTCTCTTGATGTCGATACAAATGGAGAAGGTCAGTTTAACTTTTTCTTCAAAGTAGAGAACATGAAGTTACTTGATGGTACATATGATGTAGAGATTTCATCTAAGAATATCAGTCACTATAAGAATAAGACTATTGATATTGAGTACTGGATTGCACTTGAGCCTGAATCAACTTACACAGTTTAAGTTGAAAGGATTATATTATGGAAACTTTTTTATGGGTCGAGAAATATCGACCAACTAAAATCAATGATTGTATTTTACCAGACGAACTAAAGAAGACATTTGGATTATTTGTTCAAGACAAACATATACCAAATCTAATCTTGTCTGGTGGGCCAGGTGTGGGTAAAACCACAGTTGCGAAAGCAATGATTGAAGAAATTGGTGCAACTTATATGATGATAAATGGTTCAGAGGAGTCTGGTATAGACGTACTTAGAACCAAGATCAAAAACTTTGCATCAACTGTTTCACTTGAGGGTGGTAGAAAATACCTAATCATAGATGAGGCAGACTACTTAAATCCTCAATCCACGCAACCAGCATTGCGTGGGTTCATGGAAGAATTTCACAAGAACTGTGGATTCATACTTACTTGTAACTATAAGAATAGACTTATACCACCACTTCATTCTAGATGTTCTGTGGTAGACTTTATTATTCCTAATAGTCAGAAACCTAAACTTGCATCTAAGTTTTTTACAAGGGTTGGAGATATTCTAAATAAAGAGAACGTAAAGTTTGAACCTAAGGCTGTTGCAGAACTTATGAACAAGTTCTTTCCAGATTGGAGAAGGGTTCTTAATGAACTACAAAGATACTCTGCATCTGGTCAGATAGATGCTGGTGTTCTTGTGAACATATCAGAAAGTAATATCAATGAACTTATGCAATCACTTAAAGACAAAGAGTTTACCAATGTTAGAAAGTGGATTGTACACAACCTTGATAATGATGCAGTTCGTATTTTTCGCCGTATTTACGATTCCCTTTATGATAATCTGGATGGTTCTACTATCCCCCATGTTGTTGTTATACTTGCTGAGTATCAGTACAAAGCCGCATTTGTATCAGACCAAGAAATAAACTTACTTGCATGTATGACTGAGATCATGGGTCAGGCAAAGTTTAAATGACATATGAATTAAAGGATTATCTAAATGCAATAAACCACGAGAAGAAGAACCTAATGGACACAGAAGATGAAATGTGGGAAAAGAAGTATCCTGCTTTCATTGTAAACAAGTGTCTTGCACCATTTCCAGACACAATTATGCTTGTCAATGAGATGAATATACACCACCAACTAGATAAAAAGTTACAGTTTGACTTTTTACTAAATAGTTTACGAACAAGGAAAAGATACACTCCTTGGCTGAAGGCGAGTAAACAAAAGAATCTAGAGTATGTTAAAGAGTATTATGGGTATAATAATGAAAAAGCAAAGTCTGCTCTTAAACTACTTAATGATGATCAGATAAAGACTATCAAAGATAGTTTGAATAAAGGTGGTAGAAATGGAAAGCATTAATTGGACACAAGATCAGATGTTAGAAGTCGAACTGAAAGAACCAGATGACTTCTTAAAAATACGAGAAACACTATCTCGTATAGGTGTGGCTTCTAGGAAAGAACGAAAGTTATATCAATCAACACACATACTTCACAAACAAGGTAAATATTATATAGTACACTTTAAAGAATTATTTGCTTTAGACGGAAAAGTTACGAATCTTAGTGAGAATGATATCGCAAGACGAAACACAATCGCAAAACTATTAGGTGATTGGGGTTTAGTAAATGTAAAAGGTAACTTAGAACCTATAGCTCCACTAAGTCAGATTAAGATTATTTCATTTAAAGAAAAAGATGAATGGACTCTTGAAACTAAATATAATATAGGAAAGAAACGAGAGGCCTAATCTTGGAAAAATTTAAGTCATTCATTACAGAAGAAAAATCAGAAAAGTATAAAATTCTGGTAATTTCTGCTGAGCCTGATAATGATAAACTTTTTCATACAGCACAAAGATTTGTTGATGAAGGAAAAAAATTAGGTAATGAAGTTTATGTTATAAAAGTTGAGGGTGCAATTATCTCTTATGAAAATAATGAATATACAATATCTAACTCTGGGGATGATAAAGGAACTACAATAAGTGCTGATAATACTGTTGCATTTGTTCGTGGTTCTGTTCGATTAAAAAAGAGCTATTTAGACTTACTTTCTCAATTAGAAAAAATTGGTGTATGTATGGTCAATAGTAGACAAACAATTGAATTGTCTTCTGATAAATATAGAACATACCTTAGACTACAAGATGCTGGTTTAACACAACCTAAAACTGTACTTATTCCTAATGAAAAAACTTGGAAAGATGCTCTTGAAAAATTAGATACTAAGTTTCCAATTATTATGAAAACCCTTGAGGGTTCTAAAGGTGTTGGTGTTTTGTTTATTGAATCTGAAAGACAAATAGAGTCTTTAGTTCAATTACTTTATAGTCAAAACAATGATGTAGATTTATTGATCCAAGAATATATTAAAACTGATGGTGATATTAGAGTTATTGTTTTAGGTGATACTATAGTAGCAGCAATGAAAAGAGATGTTATTGAGGGAGATTTTCGTTCAAATGTTTCGCAAGGTGCATCTGTAAATGAATATCCTTTAACCGAGTTAGAGAAAGAACATTGTTTATTAGCTTCAAAATCAATTGGTGGTTCTTGGACAGCTGTTGACTTTATCCCATCAAAAAAAACAAAGACAGAACCTCCGTATATCATTGAAGTAAATCATTCACCTGGCACAAAAGGAATTGAAGAAGCATCTAATATAAATGTTGTTAAATCAGTTATTGATTTTTATTCTAATCCAAAAAATAGACATCTTGTTCCAACAGAATCAGGCAGATTTGAAAGGTTAGAACTAAAAGGTCTTGGAGAGATAGTTGCTAATTTTGATACTGGTAATAGT